ACGTCGTATCTTACAGACGGCGATGCTTTCGCATTGTTCAAGCGGCGGCCACAGACGAAGCTCATGCCGTACAGCCTGCGCGTGCAGATACTCGAAGCCAACAGGGTGAGCAACCCGATGGGCGCGGACTATTTCGGCACGCTGGGGCCGTATGCCGTCGAGATGCAGGCACCAAACCCGAACAACCGCATCATTTCGGGCGTAGAAATCAACAAGGACGGCGCAGTCGTCGCCTACTGGGTGAGCAACCGCGTGCCGTGGGACCCTGTAGACGTCTCACATGCCCCGGAATGGGTGCGCGTTGAGGCTTTCGGGCGGAACACGGGCACGCCAAACGTGCTACAGGTATGTCACGACCTGCGGCCGGAGCAGTATCGGGGCGTGCCGTATCTTGCGCCAGTCGTCGAAACGCTCAAGCAGGTAACGCGATACACCAACGCGGAGCTCACGAGCGCCATCGTCAAGAGCTTTTTCGCCTTGTTTTTCACCGAGGGAGCAGCTGGGCAGAGCATCGAGGATGTACTGCCAGGAACAGGCATCGAGGCGGAGGACGCGAGAGCGCCGATTGTTGACCCGAGCGAGTACAGCCTGGCGGCGGGCACGATGAACGCGCTGCCGAAAGGCGTGGACGTCAAAACGGTGGACGCATCCAACAGCATGAGCACGTTTGACCAGTTCGTGACCCAGCTTTTCAAGCAGATCGGCGCGGCAATCGGCCAGCCGTATGAAGTGCTGATAAAGTCGTTCAACAGCTCGTACTCAGCAAGTCGGGCGGCGCTGCTGCAGGCGTGGGACGAGTACAAGATACGGCGAAAATGGTTTGCGCGTGATTTCTGTCAGCCGATTTACGAGGAATGGCTCACCGAAGCCGTCGCCATCGGGCGCATTCAAGCACCGGGCTTTTTCGACGACCCGGTAAAGCGGGCGGCGTGGTGCAATGCGGACTGGTTCGGGCCCGCGATGAGCATCCTCGAGCCAGTGAAAGACGTCACCGGATCGGCACTACGCACAAAGTACGGCCTGTCTACACGCGAGCGCGAGGCAGCCGAGATGACTGGCACCGACCTCGAGGAAAATCTCGAGCAGCTGGCCTACGAAAAAAAAGTCATCACCGAGCTGGGGCTCGACCTGGGCAACCCGGAAGTATTGGCGGGAAAAGAGGCCGAGCAGGACGGTGGCGACACTACGAAAGGAGGTGAGAACAATGGCCAAAAGTAAAACCTTTTGGAAATTCCGCAATGAGGCGGAGGCAGAGACAGCCGAGCTTTTGCTGTATGGAGACATTGCCAACGAAACATGGTACGGGGACGAAGCGACACCGAAACAGTTCGCAGAAGACCTGGATAAATGCGGCGGCAAGCCGCTCAATGTACGCATCAACTCGCCGGGCGGCGATGTATTCGCGGCTCATGCCATCTATAACCAGCTCAAAGACTACGCAGGCGACGTGAGTATCACCATCGACGGCATGTGTGCCAGCGCCGCGACGATTGTCGCGTGTGCGGGCGGGCATGTAACCATGCCGAGCAACGCCGTTTACATGATTCACAACCCAGCGTGCTTTGTCATGGACTATATGACGGCAGACGATGCGCAGGGCGTAGCGAAGCAGCTTGATACCGTCAAAAACACCATTATCGCCGTCTATCACGACCGCGTAAATGGCGCTTTGACGGACAAGAAAATTGCGAAACTCATGGACGCAGAGACGTGGATGAGCGCCCAGGAGGCGCTGGATAACGGATTTATTGACGAGGTGGCGGGCGGCGATACCGTAGAGAACATGCTCGACGGCAGCACGCTCATCGTCAATTCCGTATCTGTCAGTCTCAAAAAGTACAAAAACACGGCACATTTGCGGGATATTCTGAACAAAGGGGGGGCGCAGAACGTGGAAAACGACGTTTTGAGCAAAATCAAAAACCTGCTGGGCATCAAGGAGACGCCGCAGCAGTCTGTCGAGGATAAAGCGGTGCAGCAGGAGCGCGAGCGCGTTGCGGCACTTGACGCGCTGCGAAATGGCAAGAAATCCGTCGATGCAATCGTCGAAACGGCAAAAAAGAACGGCCAGACGGCAGAGCAGGTGCAGGCTTATGTCGAGGCTATGCCGGACGAAGACGACACCAGCAAAAAGGCACTCGACGCCATCCGCGAGCTCATCATGGACGAGACGCAATCCGGCGCCGACGAGGTAAAACCAGCCCCGCAGCTGGGCGCAAAAGCGACCCAGGAGGCAAAGACGAAATCCGAGATTGATGAAATCGCGGAAATGATGAACAAGTTGAGAAAGGAGCATTGACATGGCTATCAAAGAGACGGCCACGGGCGTGGCCTATGACAATCTTTTCGGCGGCCCGGAAGTAACGGCACTTACGGCAAACGTCAAAGTAGCCAGCAGCACGGCACTCAAGCGCGGCGCATTGCTGACGCTCGACAGCACGAGCGGGAACTATGGCCTTGCAGCAAAAGGCAAGGCGGCGACGGCCGTGCTGGCAGACGATACGGCAGCCGCAGCAGATGGCGCTATCGCCACGGTATACACGCGCGGCTATTTCAACCGCGAGGCACTCACCGTAGCCGATGGCGACACGGTAGACGCACACGAGGAGGAGCTGCGCGGCGTCGGCATCTTCTTGACGTCAGTAAAGTAAGGGGGTAAACATAATGCCTATTGATTTCAACAACACGTACAGTCTCGTGCAGGCAATGGAGCGCGTCAAGCAGCCCGCATCTTTCCTGCTCGACACATTTTTCCCGGTTATGCCGACCCCGAGCGTGCAGAGTCACATCATGGTCGAGTATCGCAAGGGCGGCCGCAAGCTGGCACCGTTCATCGTGCCGGGCGGCAAAGGCGTAAACACGGAGCGCGAGGGCTCGCAGGTTGATATTTATCAGCCGCCCGTCATGGCTGCCCGTCGTGTTGTCACGCCTTACGACATCGAAAACCGTTCTTTCGGTGAGAATATCTATAGCACTATGACGCCAGCACAGCGTGCGGCAGCACTGCAGGCGCATGACCTCGTTGACCTGCAGAACATGATCATCAACAGAAAGAACAAGATGGCGGCCGACATCCTCACGACTGGCAAAACGGTCATCAAGGGCTATGCCGATGATGGCAAACAGGTCGTGACGGATACGGTGGCGTTTGATTGGACACAGGAGGCGAAGGTCAGCAAAAGCTGGGCAGACTCCACGGCTGATATTTTCGCGGACATCGTGAATGCATCCGAGATGATCCAGGAGAGCGCGGGCATGGTGCCGACCATCATGATTTGCGGCAGAAACGTAGCGCGGTATTTTCTTAACAACGACAAAATCATGAAGTGGCTCGCCGTGCCGAACACGCAGAACCTCTCTATGATGTCTATCCAGCCACGCATCACGAGCCCGCAGGTCACGCGCATCGGTATGATTCAGATGCTCAATCTGGAGGTGTACAGCTATGCTGAGACCTACAAAGACGACGACGGCACGGTTAAACCGTTCATCGACCCGGACGACGTTATCATCGCCATTCCAGGACGCGGCCGCCAGCTGCACGCAGCTGTCAGCCTGCTCAATCCTGTGGGCGATGCTTTCGAGACTTACGCCAGCGCTTACGTGCCGCAGTACACGAGCGACCGCAGTGATAACGTCATGGCGCTTACGCTGTATAGCCGCTGCGTACTGGCCCCCGAGTTTGCCGATGATTGGGCGGTCATCCACACCACGACAACGGAATGATAGGAGGTCTGCATTATGTTGATTTGGCGCACAGACTGGGGCGTACAGACCGAGGCTGAGACGGTAACTGAGCAGACCGAGGCCGAGGCCAAACCGCAACAGCAGGCAAAACCGAAAAAGACGGACGGCGCAAAAGGCGGCGCGAAGAAGAACAACACGACCAAAGAGGCCGACAGTTTTGCTCTCCCCGACGCTGATCCGGCTGCAGCCGTCAAAAAGTGAGTACGTTCAAAGAGCAGCTGCAGGCCGACCTCGACACGTTCATCAACATGGACGAGTTCGCGGACGAGCACGAGCTAAACGGAGAGACCGTCAACTGCGTTGTGCAGTCACCGACAGAGCAGGAAATGTTTCAGCAGGGCATTGACTATTCTGGTTACGAAGCGACGCGCGGGCGGCTTGTCATCGTGCACATCAAGCGCGAAGCATTGGAAGACGTGCCAGCCGAAGGGCAGGAAATGACGCTCGACGGTGAATATGGCGACGTCGACAGGTGTGTCGAAGACCTCGGTATGCTCTCGATTTACTTGCATTTCAATCACGCGTGAGGAGGTGTAGATAATGGCTATCGAGCTAGAGCTACAGACAGACAGGCACATGATGCAGGTATTGTCCGGGCTGGGCGAGGACGCCATCCGAAAAGCGTCCATAGCGGCGGGCAGGCGGGCGGCACTCGCGGCCCGCACTGCTGGTACCAAGCAAGTACACTCTATCTACACCATAAAATCCTCGGATTTGAAAGCAAAGACGAAAATCACGACCACGGAGGACGGCGCGACGCTGCGCTTTTCCGGATCAACCGAAAAAGTGGAGAAGTATAAAGCCGTCAAGCGCAAGTCGGGCGTATTCGTGACTATCAAACGCGGAGGTACGCGCAAGATAGCACGAGGATTTACCATCGGCTCGCGTTTTGTGGCGCGTGAAGGGCGGGAACGCCTGCCGGTCAAGTCGTTATATGGTCCGGCAGTGCCGCAGCTTTACGGAAACCCCGAGGTGATGGACATCATGCAGGAGCGAGGCGGGCAGGTATTGGCCACCAGACTCGAGCATGAGATTGAGCGCAGGCTGGGGGTGTAACGCATGACGCCATTAGACGCGGCACGCGGTATAACCGAATACCTGGCGGCGCAGATTGACCAGTACGGAGAGGCTCTGCGGGTCATCGACGAAAAAACTGGGGCTGAGTCACTGCAAAACGTGCACGTCTACACGGGGTTTCTCCCGCGCAGGACGAGCAGAAAGGAAATGCAGGAGCAATGCCCAGCTATCGTCGTTCGCCCCGAAGCCTTTCAAGACGGGAAAACAGACTCGCGCGTGTCGATCGTCGTGTATGTGACGGTCTACGACGAGGATATGACTCACGGAAGCGACACACTTTTTCACTTTATGGAATTTGTGCGTATGATGCTGCTGAGCGAAAATCCTGTCAATAACCGCTGGCTTATCGACATCAACGCCGGGCTGACAGGCTCGGTACCAGACGACCAGCCTTTCCCACAGTGGATAGGGCTGCTAGAGTTCGACGTGTACCTGCCGCAGCCAAAAGAAACCCAGAGCAGACTGCTTAGAGGTGAATACATTGAGAAAAAGAAAGGCTGAGCCGCAAAAGCGGCCTGTCGTGTATGTCGGCCCGGGGTTTCGCGACTCGAGACTGAGCACATATGCGATTTTTTCAGACGGCATACCGCAGGAGTACAGAGACAATCCCGTCCTGCAGCATCTTTTCGTAGAGCCGGAACAGCTCGACGAAGCACGCCAGCAGGTGCGGGAAAAGGGATCCATGCTCAATACAATGTTTTGCGAAGCCGTCAAGGAACACAAGAAAACGAAAGGTGGTAAATAAACATGGCATACTTTCATGGCGTGAAAGCGCAGGAAGTTTCGACGTCGGTCGTCGCGCCGGTGAGCACGACAGCTGGCCTGCCGGTAGTATTCGGTACGGCCCCTGTCCATCTGACCGCAGACCCGAGCGCAAACGTCAACAAGCCGGTAATCTGCTACACGTGGAACGAGGCGGTAAAGCATTTCGGTTACTCGGAAGACTGGGATAAATACACGCTCTGCGAGGCAATGTATAGCGAGTTCAAGCTGTACGCCGTGCAGCCGATTGTATTCGTCAATGTCCTGGACCCGAAGAAGCACAAAGAGTCTGTTTCAGCGACGGAAAAGACGGTGCCGACGGATAAGGTCGTAAATGTCGCAGACTCGGTGCTGCTGGACACGCTGCAGGTCAAGGCGACGGCAGACGGCGAGGCGGCAACGCTCAACAAGGACTATACGGCAGCCTATAACGATGATGGCGAGCTCGTCGTCACCATCATCAAGACGGGAGCGCTGGCAGATGCGGAGAAAGTATTTGTCGCATACGACAAGGTTGACGCATCGAAAGTCACGGCAGACGACATCATCGGCGGAGCATCGACCGAGGGCGCAACGAAGGGGCTCGAGCTCATCGACACGATTTACACGTCGTTGTCTATGGTGCCGGGCATCATCGCCGCGCCGGGCTGGTCTGAAAATCCGACCGTAGCCAGCGTGATGAAAGCCAAAGCGCTAAACATCGACGGGCTTTTCCGCTGCATCGTGCTCACAGACGTGGACACGGCAGCCGCGAAGTATTACGCCGATGTCAACGAGTGGAAGAACAAGAACAACTATACGGGCGTCAATCAGATTGTCTGCTGGCCGTGCGTCAAGAATGGCGATGCGCAGTATCACATGTCTACGCATATCATGGGCATCCTCGGCGTCGTTGACGCGGCGAACGATGATGTACCGTATCAGTCGCCGTCGAACCAGTCGATGCAGGCCACGGGCTTGTGCTTGAAGGACGGCACCGAGGTCGCGCTGTCGCTTTCGCAGGCCAACCTGCTCAATAGCCAGGGCGTCATGACCGGCCTAAACTTTAACGGCGGCTGGAAAGCATGGGGCAACTACACGGGCGTCTATCCGTCCAACACCGACGTGAAAGACTGCTTTATCTGCGTGCGCCGCATGTTCGATTGGCAGTATCAGACGTTCATTCTCACGTACTGGCAGAAAGTAGACCAGCCGCTCACGCCGAAACTCATCAAGACGATTATCGACAGCGAGCAGATTCGTCTCAATGGACTCGTTTCGCGCGGTTTCCTGCTCGGCGCTACAGTCGCATTCCTGCCGGATGAAAATCCGACGACGGACTTGCTGCAGGGCATCATCCGCATCCACACGAGCATCACGCCGCCAGTACCGGCTCAGAACATCGAGGACGTCATCGAGTACGACGTATCCAATTTCAGCCGTCTGTTTGAGTAAGGGGGTAAAGAAACATGGCAACGAATAAAGTTCCCGAGGTCATCAATGACGTGCGAGTCTATATCAATGGCTCGGACAGTGCGGTGACGGCCAGCAAAATCGAGCTGCCGGAGATTAAGAACCTTACGGCGGACGTGACAGGAATTGGCCTTGCGGGCAAGATTGAAGCGCCGATTCAAGGCCATTTCGACAGCATGGAGTGCACGATCAGCTGGCAGGTGCCGACCGTAGACAATGCGCAGCTCTTTGGCGGCGAGGCTATCAGCATCGAAGCCTACGCCGACGTGCAGGGCTTTGACGGTGGCGAGTCGCAGTACACTCACGACCAGTTCCGCGTAGCAATGCGCGGCCGCATCAAGAGCCATAAACCGGGCTCACTCGAGGCTGGCAGTACGAGCGACGCCGAAACGGTCATCGAGGTGCATTATGTTAAAGAGGAGATGTCCGGCAAGACGCTGGCCGAGATTGATAAGTACGGTTATAAGTGCGTTATCAACGGCAACGACATCATGGCACCGATTCGCGCCAATCTGGGCATGTAATCCATAGAGGAGGATAAAAACAATGGCAGAAAACAAGCAGGTACCGGCAGAGATTGAAGTAATCGACGAGAAAAACACGCTCGAGTTACAGAACGCTCTGCCAAATGGTGCAACGACGTTAGTTTTTGATTTCGATGGGCTCAACGGCTATACGCTGCTGGCCTGTGAGAAACAGGCTAAAAAGCAGGACCCGACTATCGCGGTACCGGCTTTGTCGATGGTTTACCAGGCACATGTGGCAGCAGCCGCAGCAAAGGTAAAGTATGACGACATCCTCGGCCTCAAAGGCCAGGATTTCAACACTGCTTGCATGATGGCCCAGCATTTTTTACTCGGGTCGGCTCAGTAAAGAATCTGCGATTGTCAGCGGTGCGCATGTCAAAATATACAAGCACACCGATAGGCTGGTTTCTCGACCAGCCTATTCTTGATTTTTACGATTGGCTGAGCGTCATCAATTCAGAGATTAAACGGGAAAATGATGCGATGAAAGAGAGGTGAGCGTATGGCCGGACGCATTATGGAGCTCGCTTTGCAAATTCGCGGCCAGCTTGACGGTTCTGTAGGGTCGTCGATGCGGGCGGCCGCACGCGAAGCAAGCAACCTGCGGAGCCAGATCAGCAACGTCAACCGCGAGATGCGCGAGGCGCAGCGGGCGGCATCGGCCGAGATGCGCGGAACGGGTGCCGTGAGAGAAGCATCGTATGCACGCATTGCGGCCTTGCAGGCTCGCATCAATGCAATGACCGAGCGGCGCGGGCAGCTATTGTCTGCGCAGGCAGCAAAAGAAAAAGCAGATGCGGCTTTCAGCAATGCGAGGAGCCGCCTGGGCGGGGCTGCGCAGACGACAGCCATCGCTGCGCTGCCGGTAGCGGGAATGGTCGCCACGGCGGCAAACTTCGAGGCGGCGATGAGCAAGGTCAAAGCTATTACCAACTCGTCAAATGATGATATGGAGCGGCTTTCGGCAACAGCGCAAAAGCTGGGAGCTACGACGCAGTTCTCAGCGACACAGGCGGCCGAGGCTATGACATATCTAGGCATGGCGGGCTGGAAAACAGACCAGATTATTGCAGGCATGCCTGGACTGCTCGACCTTGCAGCGGCGTCGGGCGAAGACCTCGCGCGTGTGTCGGATATTGTCTCGGACGATTTGACGGCATTCGGCATGTCAGCAGACCAGGCGAGCCACATGGCCGACGTCATGGCGGCCACGTCAACCAACGCAAACACCAACGTGTCCATGATGGGCGAGACGTTCAAATACGTCGGCTCGCTCGCGGGCGCATTGGGGTATAGCTTAGAGGATGTATCTGTCGCCACGGGCATCATGGCGAATGCAGGTATCAAAGGCGAACAGGCAGGCACGTCACTCAGAGCAATCATGACGCGGCTTGTGGACCCTCCAAAAGAAGCAGGCATGGCAATGGAGCGGCTAGGCATCAGCGTGACAAATGCGGACGGAACAATGAAACCTTTCATGCAGACAATGCTGGAGCTGCGGCAAAAGTTCGCGGGCATGTCCGAAGCAGAAAAGGCAGAAACGGCCTCGAGCATCGCCGGGCAGGAAGCAATGAGCGGTTTTCTTGCCATCGTCAATGCGTCAGATAGCGATTTCGACACGCTTGTCAATGCGGTCAATAACGCGGACGGTGCAGCTGCCCGCATGGCTGGCACGATGCAGGACAACGCAAAGGGAGGAGCAATACAGTTAAAATCTGCCATCGAAGGACTATCCATTTCGGTAGGGCAGATTTTTCTGCCATCCCTTGCAGCGGCCGCGTCGGGGCTGGCCAGTGCCGTGGGCGGCGTGGCGAGCTGGGCACAGGCGCATCAAACGCTGACTGCGGCCGCGCTCGGCGTAGCTGCTGCCATTGCGGGCATCGTTATAGCTGGCCTGGCACTCAATGCGGTGATAACGGCCTTTGAAGCATTTCGGTCAACGATGGCATTACTGCAGATGACTACCGAGGCGGGCATGCAGGCAACACTGCTGCAAAGTGTGGCGTTAAAAGCGCAGGCCGCAGCGGCACGTATAGCGGCTGTGGCGCAGGCGGCATTTAATGCCGTCATGAGCGCCAATCCTGTTGCCTTGGTCGTACTGGCCATCATGGCGCTCATTGGTGTCATGGTTTACCTGTTCAATACCAACCAGACTTTCCACGATGCGGTTATTGCCGCATGGCAGGAAATCAAGTCTGCAGCGGTGGAGATTTGGGCGGCCATAGCGCCGGTCATTGCGGCAGCATGGGAAGGTATCAAGAGCGTCGTTAAGGCGGGCGTCGAGTTCATCAAAGGTATTTGGGCGAGCATTGGGCCGAGCGTGATGAGCGTTTTCGGTTACATCGTGCCGATACTCATCGGAGTCGTCACCGTCATCAAGACGATATGGGTGACGGAGTTCAAAATCATCGCGGCCGTTATTCGCGGCGTCATCGCCGTAGTATCGGGAACGATCAGCGCCGTTATTACAATCGTGTCGGTGCTTGGTACTGTACTAGGTGCAATCTTTAACGGCATCGTGGCCGTCGCGGGCGGCGCGTGGTCACTCATCATGACGGGCGCGTCTGCGGTTTGGGCTGGCATCGTAGTTATCGTGAGTGCGGCAGTCAATGCAGTCATAGCGGTGGTGAGCATAATCGCAACCATCGGCGTGGCCATCTGGCAGGGCTTGGTGGCCGTGGCGTCGGCGGTATGGCAGACTGTCGTGAGCGTCGTGCAGACGGCCGTGAGCGTCATCATGGCCATCGTTACGGCACTTACGCCAGTATTTAACGCCATTTGGACAGTCATCACCTACGCGGCAAAAGCGGCCTTTGTAGTGGTGAGCCTCGTTATTTTCGCGGCAATCCAGGGAATCGCCATGGTGCTGCGCGGGCTGGCGACGGTAGCTATGGGTGTATGGAACGCCATCGTAGCGGCCGTAAATATCGCGGTTGGCATTATGCAGGCGATTTGGACGGCCTACGTAACGGCCGTGCTGACAGCATGGGGATACATTGCGGCGGGCGTACAAGTCATTATGAGCGTTGTCACGAGCGTAGTGCAGGCGGCGATGTCAGTCATCGGTGCCATCATAACGACAGTCGCCACGGTGGCCGCGAGCGTATGGCAGGCCATAGCTAACACGGCGGCGGCCATCTGGCAGGGCTTGGTGGCTGTGGCGTCGGCGGTATGGCAGGCCATTGTGGCAGCCATACAGACAGCTTGGGCGGCACTAGAGCCTATAATAGTGCCGGTCATTGATGCGTTTATTATGGGGCTAAATCAGCTGGAATATGCGGCTACATACGTGTGGCAGACGATACAGATGGCAGCAGAGATGGCATGGACGGCCATCAGCACGGCCGTCACAACCGTGCTCGACACCATCAATGCATATATGACTTATGCTGGTGCGGTGATCAATGCCGCATGGGAGCAGGTGCAGGCTACAGCTGCAGCTGTGTGGGCTGCAATCATGTCTGTCGTCACGACAGTACTCGACACTATCGCCTACTACGTGGAGTATGTGGAGAGCGTAGCCTCAGCGGCGTGGGCTGCCATCCAGGCGGCGGCAGATGCGGCATGGAACGCAATCGTAAGCACGGTGCAGGGCGTCATAGATAGCGTCTTGAGCATCGTTGACCAAGGCGTTGCGGAAGTGCAGAGCAAGTGGGAAAAC